TAATCTCAGTGGGTATCCCAAGCTGTCTCTGAGTCGTCTCACCGGGAAGTTCGGTGGTCAGAATGGGATGATTCTTCCTATACCTACTAATGCAAAAAATAGGATAAATCCGCCCTAAACAGGGTATTTGTTTGATTTTTGGCAGTTTTCTGCGCCGGGGATTACTCTGAGGTTTGAAAAGACATGCAAGCCGGATACTTTACGGCCTTGAAGTGGGATAATGTGGTCTACGTGGTGTGGGATACCGGATGCTTGAGTAAGCATGGCTGCTAGTTGATATTTTGCTACTATGAGGTGTGCGTCAGGATCCCAAGCTGGGGTGCGTTGTAGTTGTTTTGCTTGTCGTTTGCGAGTTCTAGCTAAATGTTTTGCTGGTGTATCCCAAGCATTTAATCGTTTTAAATTACTGTGCTTTACATCCGGGCTTTTACCACGAATACGTTTTTTAATTAAAAGACATTCTACACAAGTTCTGTTGCTTAATAATTTTTCAGAAATGTGGCCGTGTTTACACGCCTCACCAGTAAAATATCTGGTTAGCTTGTTGTCAATAGCTTCTTGTCTGGAAATTAGTTTCATAATGTTATTGTACATGAAAAAGGCCCACCTTGTGAGTGGGCCTTTTTACTATTACTGCATGTTGCTAGGACACAACGTTACAGACCAGCTGTACCGAAAATATTCCTTGCATCGTGCCATCCTGTGGCGTATCGCTCAGTGGCCTTATAACGCATAGAATCAGTTTCAAAATCACCCTCCATAGATTTCTCCATGTTACGGCGATTAACGAGCATGAGGCCATTTTCAGCATCAGTCTGAACCCACCAGGCTTTGCTAGAGGACAAACGTGTAACCACGTGTGTGCCTTTAGGTAACATGCCTGTTGATTTGATTGGGTTCAAATCGTTGTCAGCAGTGCCTGAACGGAGAACAGACTTCAGAATTACTTCTGATTGGAACTCGAGTGCAGGTGGAACTACTAACTGTTCAGCTTTCAGACGAATACGCTTACCGTTGTTGTCAACAGCAGAGCGAATTTGAATCAACATCTGTTCAACAGAAGTTTGGCTCAAAGAAGCAGCTGTAGATAACTGGTTAGAGTAAGAACCGCCGTTAGCGATTGGGTGAGCAGCGTTGATCAAAGTTACGCCATCGCCACCGATGTAGCCAGGAGTGAAAGCAAAGTTCAAAATGTTTGCACATAATGTTTCTTTAGTTTCAATCATTGACTGCGCCAAGTGTTTAGCGAAAGTTGAGCCGATACGGATGTGATCGCCGTCTTCCATCAAAACTTTGGTCAAGGCGTATGCCAAGCCATAGATTTGGTAGATGAAACGGGTGATGTACAAAGTACCACCTTGATCGTAGCTAACTGGAGTGCCGTCAGGCATTGCAGGAGCTGCGTTCATACCATAAAGCATTACTTCTTCGTGGTAGTTACGTGGAATACCTTGGATCTCTTCTACAAATCCCTTCCACTCGTCGGCGCGTTGTTCATAAACGCCATCAAAGACTTCGTTGATAATCGGTTCGACTACCGCACGAAAGTCGGTACTACGCATTGGGGTTGCCATTGCTTATCCTTTCGTATTAATTAAACGGACGTCGACGGAGCGGCGAACTGGTTGTTGCAGATCTGAACCTGAACGATTGTGTAGGCATCGCCCCAAGCATTGGTATTACCAGCTGGGTATGCTACTTCACGTCCCAATCCAACTACGCGAACTTGACCTTGGTTTGTACTACCAACAGCAGTTGCAAGCAATGCAGTAGTAGAGAAACCAGCACCACCGTTACCGATAGCATAGCCATCAGCAGTAGTATAGTTAGTTGTTGTGTCGAAATTGTATTCAGTACCGATGGCAGAAGCTGTTGCTGAGCCGTTGATTTGAGCTTCGTATACGATTGCTGGGTCAGCGAAGATCCAGAAAACGATATTTGTAGAAGCATCAAGTGTCAATTTAGAAGCATATTTAGCTACTGAACGACGACCGTCAGAGTTGGTGTACTCTACGCCGTCAAATACGCCATAAACTTTACCGCTTGATGCGGTTTGGTTGGCGATAGTCAATTGGCCAGAAGAAGTAATCGCTAAAGGTTGATACTGCCAGAAAGACTGGCCAGAACTCAAACTGTAAGGAGCACTGTAACCTGAAACACCAGTGACATAGCTGTTAGTACCGGCGAACGGTACTGCACGATCTAAACCACTTGGGTGATACGCAGGCTTCAGACCAAAGGGTTGAAATGTTGAAGACATTTATTTTCCTTTGTTATTTTTGAAGATTGATATTAAAAGCGAACATTAGCGTTTGCTTTTGCGGCTTCCTTTTCCATTTCCAAAATACCACCTTCAAGAATTGATCTACCACCTTTACCTTCTTGAGCAGAGCTCCGAACGTTTGCGGTAATATTACGTTGATGCTCGAGGGGATCCTCAAGATGCAACATTTTCATCACTTCTTGATAGATTTCTTCTGGTAACTTGAAGAGAACCATTTCATTACAACTAATACAGCCTTCAAACTTGCCCGAGCTCATTTTACCTAGTCCTTCAAAGCCTTTACCTAAATCCGAGGCTTTAACTGGTTCATAACCCAACGCTATGCGTTTGTCGATACTGTCATACGTGTTGGTTGTTGATAACCAGCACAAGTGGAATCCGGGAAGGACTCCGTTTGGCAAATCCGGCAAAGCCGAGTTTTGCCACTTATCACGAAACGCAGCTACACGCTCCTTCTTGGATAATGTTTCTGGATCGTCATTAGCGATCCGTTCTTTCGTTTCTTCGACTCGGTCTAAAAGACGGTCTTCTAAGTCACGTTTAATTCTTGGGTTCGTTGCCATTTTAATTAACCTTTATTTTGACGATCATACGAAGCATAAGCTCGGATCATTTTGTTTCGTTTTTCTGTATTATCCCATGCGCCTGCGTCTTTAATTGCTTGTACACGTTCACGGCTTAATGTGATTGTGCCAGGCTTTTGCGCTGTTGCATTAGATGCTCTGCTTGAGGCTGTTGGGCCTGAAGAGCGCCTACCTTCTTTACTACCTTTACTGGTGTAGCGGTGTGGTAAACGGGACTGCAAACGATTATCTAGCTCTTCCCAATATTCAGGATCACTTGGATCCCAACCATCGGTTACGAGCTCTTGGTCAACTACTTTGGCAATTCTACTATCTGTATCTCTAGCTTGTGGATCATACCAAGAGTTCTTTTTAAGCCATTTTGTGGCATTTTGTTGAACTTCTGTTGCGATTGGGTTTGGCACATTCTGTTTTGGTGACTGTGCTTGGTCCACTTGCTGTTTTTTGTAATGCTGAGCTTGGTTAAGACGTTGTTTAGCGTCTGTTAACTGTTCTAAGTATTCCATTTGACTTACTGCATCATTAGCTTGAGCTGCTTGAAGCATTTTCATCTTAGCGTACTCAACACGAGTGGCTTCGTCTTCGATAGCCTTGTCTAGTTGTGCAAACTCGTAAGATGATGCTGTGTTTTCAACCTTAGCTAAGCGTTCTGCAAGTTCTGCATTCCGACGCTCAAGTGCATTAATCTTATTCTTTGAAGAAAGATCGCGCTGTTTCTTTAACTCTTTTTTGAGTCTTCGCTCTTCACGACGAGCTTCACGAATTGACTCGCGTTCTTCGTCAGTCTCTGCTGCGTCCATTTCGTCGTCGCCGCCACCTTCTTCATGGTCGCCGTCTTCGTTATCTTCGTGTTCTTCTTTTTTGTGTCTAGGCTCTTCTTGGTCCTCTACTTCATCTGGGACCTCCAATTTGGCGAGCACTGTGCCATCTTCCCGTTCCTTAATAGGAACATCTTTATCATTATCTGCCATACATACTTTCTACAAAGTTATTAATCAACAAACGCTTTCATTTTTTGTGCTGCTTCAAATGATTTGATCTTGGAGATCACTTCACGCGCTTGCAGTGTAATAAACACCACAGCCGCGCCATCATCTTCAGGTTGCACTACGAATCGATCGCCGCCGTACTTGATGGTGCGAACTAAATCGCCAACATTACACCAATTGCCTTCCGGCCAAGGTGTTAAATCGTCTGGACTCTTATATGCTAAGGGGCCAATTCCACGTACTTTAGCTACTGTCTCGTTATAACGAAGAGTTTGCTTGGTTTCATCCACAAGAATGATACCGCCTTTACTTGTTGTCTTTTCCCTGCGCAATTGCACCAGTACTCGGTCACCAAGAATCTCTACACCGGGGTCTACTTCAGGAAAACACTCTAATTCTGAGCGTAAATCTGGTTCTTCCCCACTATTAAAATCAATCGCCATTCGGCAATCCCTTTCTGAATCTTACGATTCGTCGTCTTCCGTCAAAAGTTCGTCAATAATGTCCAAAACTGCTTGAAACCCCTCGGCACGGCCAACTAAGCGTTGGTAGTCCTCAAAATTGTTTACATTATGACCCGCAGTGACAGCTTCTGCGATTTTTTGCTTTTCATTTCTCATGCGAGAAATAATTTCACTGATAAAGTCTTTCATACTCTTACTAATGCAATAAAGGCGGAAAATCCGCCCTTAAATCAATAAAAGTTTCCGCCTTTGATATCTTTAAGGTTCTTACTTTGACCAACTTTGCTGTCTTTGGCCATTTTGTTGCCATTAAGAACGGCATTATTAGCGCGTTTGGAGCCTGAATTACCTTTGTCGATGGTTGTTTCACCAGGACCGCCAGCATAGCCAGGGGTACCAGTCATTTTGTATGATTTGCGGAAGCCTAATTCGCCGCCGTCTTGTTTTTTAGTTGCCATTATTGTCCTTGTGGGGGTTGTGGGGCTGCTGCTTGTTGTTCTTGTTGCTGTTGTAGTTGTTGCTCATGCTGCTGTTGAGCCTGTTGTAGTGCTTGTTGATGCTGTTGGTCAGCTTGTTGCAAGCCTTGTTGGTGCTGTTGGTCCTGCTGAGCTACCTGTTGCTGGTGGGCTTGGGCTTGTTGCTGTTGATCTTGCTGTGCTTTTTGAGCTTCAATCTGGTTTTGAACTTGCTGAGACTGTTGTTCAAACTGTTGTTGCTGTACAGCTAAACCGTGCTGACGTATATCTGCCTCTGAAGTTTGAATGGCTTCTTGCGCAGACTGATTTTGTGCTGCATCAAGAGCAATTTGCTGTTGGCTCATTTGCGATTTTGCATTAATCAAGGCAATACGCTCTTTAGCAGAGTTATTGATGTTAGCCATAGCAATGTCTGTAGCATTACGTTGGTTATCAATGCTGGTTTGAGTACCGTACTTAGCTTGAAGTTCTTGAACTTTTTGCTGAAGTTGAGCGATTTCCAGTTGATAGTTTTGTTGCTGTTTCTGTGTTTCAAATTGTTGCTGAGTCTGAGCTTCTGCAGCTTTACGTTTTGTTTCTGCCATCTGTGTTTGCATAATAACCGCAGCAGTTGGGTCAGACATCATTGCAGATTGCTGTTGAGCCTGTTGAGCTTGAGCAACTTTCTGAGCCAGAGCTTGAATTTGCTGGATATACGGAGCTAAATTGGTTTTGGCGTCGTTATCCACCATACGTGACGCCAATGCAATTGCTTTTTGTGCATCGCCGTCAAGTGGTCTTTCTTTATGCAACTCAAATTTGTCTTTGCCGTTGCTAGCTTTTGCTACATAGCCACGCATTTCTTGCAAATAGTGCAATGTTAAATGCTGCTTAATATGTTCTAAAGCGTGTGGGGAGAACATAGGCCCAATAACTGGGTTACCACCGTAGGCAGGATTATTTGCGTATTCTAAGTGAACTTGAATGTGGGAAATATGATCTTGGTCTGGGAACGCAGCAGCTGCTTGCCCCATTGTCATTGATACGTTTTCCAATGCTGGATTAGATTCAACTACACCTTGTGGGTTTGGTAATACTTCTCCAACCGCTGGAATTTTAAGCTGTCCTAAAATTCGTGAGTAAACCGCACGAAGGTTAAACATTCCTGGGGGCGCAGTAGACGCCATTTGTAAGAGTGCTTGGTTCTGAGCAAGACGTTGGGTCTCAGAGAAAATGTTAGGATCTGATACTGGGCGTACATCTGAGTTGTAAGCAAAGTCCCGAACTTCAATCTCTTCGCCGGACTGATTGTCCATTTCATCCAAGTACCAATGATTGATACGTGAAACGATTTTAAGAGATTTAGCTTGTGAACGGTGTAAACGGCCATGGATGCTAGAGAATACTTTAGCACCTTGCTCAATAAGAGCTTGGGTTGTGCCCACAGGCATTTGGTTGTTAGCTTCACCAATCTTTTCTTCTGCTGTTGTTACTACACCTTTAGCTGCAGCAGTTAACCAACCAAGCAAATCATAAAGAACGCTTGATGGTGGATTGAATGGCATTGGCATTGCAATCTTACGTACATCATCAACACCAGGTGCGCCTTCAATTTCTACAACTTGGGTTGGTTCGATTCGGTCTGACTGCCCACCAATTCGTCCACCTTTAAGTTTAAGCATTGTCTGGCTGTTGTTGATATGAGCAGCATCAAGCAGAGCGCGCAAAGAGCCAGTAAGAGCAGCGGAGAGACCACCAATAAGATGAGGCAGTCCGATAGCGTAAGCTCCACGCCATGGGATAAATTTGAACTCCACGAACCAATCCAGCTTCTCAAGTTTTTCATCGCCGGCTTCCCAGTTACGGTAGAGTGACAGAACCTTAGAAGTGGTTTCGTCAATTGTTAAAATGTATGGGGCGCGTTTGCCTTCTGTTTCTGGATCTTCTTCCATGCGCATGAAACATGTGATTTCATAGATTCGGCGCAGGCCATCAATGTTCTTGGACGGTAGATCTTTACCTTCGATTTTGTCGTTGGCTTTTTGTGATCTGGTTTGGTCATTAAGTGGGGCATCTGAAGAGTAATCAGAATCAATATCACGGTAAATACCGGACTCAACTCGCTGTAGGAAAGTATCTTCAGTAATGTCTTGTACTTCAGTTACACGTTGAGCTGTGTAGAAGTTTGTTGATGACCAAGGTAATAGAATGTTATCAATCGGCACCCATTCGCATGTTGGACGACGTTGTTCATCGTCATAGCGCCATTTAAGGAATTGGGAACCGCCGAGTGGGAGCTGGGTCAGCAGCTGCTCCATCTCGTCACGGTATTCTGGAATTTGCTCAGTGAGCTGCCAGTTCATAAAGGTTACTTTACGATCGGCTGT